AAAACGTGAAGAGCTTACCGATTTTGCGAATCTCGTTTTACCTGGATTCTTTACTCGTTTCAATCGACTAATATCTACGATGACGTCTGTAAGTGATGTTACATTATTACAATCTACAATAGGGTATTTCGCTTATGTCGCGATCTTTATCAAGGGCACGCTAGATGTAGCCGGTATGAAGAATCTTAACTTACCAAAATACAAAGGTAGTGTTTCCATCCGTTCTTACCGTTCTTACAATGGTTGCCCGTTTGCCACGCAGTATGATGATAGAACAGAATCTCTACTCACCGAATTCCTCGCATATCTCGCGGAACAATTCAAAGACGTTGTTGTTACCAACGTCGAAGAGGAAGTGTTCCGTATGCAGACTACAGCTGGTGCAGCTGACCCTGCTCGTGTTGCGTTAATCGCATCTCTTGGAGATAAGGAGTGGGCGAAAGTTAACTCGACACGTATAATCGATTTTCTCAATTCACTCGAAAATCTGAATGAGGCGTCCGCTTCTGCAGGATGTGTCATTAAGATCGGACAACGCGAGCAGATTGGTCGTGACCCACGATCCGTCACTGCCGTCACTACCGAAACATCGATATCGCAATCTGTCTTCTACGCGATGCTACAGCGTGGACTCAAATGTATCCGTGAAATGGCAGCTGGTACTACTACCGGTTGTATCTCGGATGTTGCAGACACTATCGTCTCCACTTCGAATGGTAACATAACAATATCATTGGATGTTAGTGGCGCAGACAAAACTACCAGCAATGTTCTTGTCTCTCTCGATTCCGAACTCCTTCGCCGCATCCTATCACTTCCCAATTTCATGGGTACTGATAAGTCAAAAGTGTTTGGTTTCTCGACTCGCCGTAGGCTAATTGAACATCGCGACGCATCAGGTAGAGTGAGCTACTCTGCAATGGGCGAAATGTCTGTTGTTGATTCACTCACCCACCACTACCATCTGACTATGCAAAGTGGTCAAATCGTGAATGGTGACTCGCCTCTCGAAGCGAATATGTCATTCCTCCTTGATCGATTCTGTTCTGGTGTGCTTACTACATCAACAACTCATACGCTAAGATTCACGATGATGGCTCGAAATGTCGCACATAAAGTAAAAACGAAGTATCCTGGATGTTCCGTGGATATTTCGGTACTCGGTGACGATATAAAGTTCATCATCACTCAACCGCCAGTATACGATCGAGAAGAAATTACTACGTATGCGGTAACTGAATTACATGATATATTCATGCATTTTGGTTACGATACAACGGGTTCAGCGAGCTACTCAACAGGTGAGTTCTTAATGAAATTCACTACGCTTGGACAAGACGTCACACCGATGAACCGTGTCGCCTTCTTTACTGAAGAAAGGCGTAATACATCATTGTCAAACTCGCTAACAAGTCGTTTTGATTCCATGATTTCAATCTTTCAGGAATCGATGTCGCGATCTAGACGCATTTTCATGTTAGCTGGACTGCTTCGCGTTATACAAGCTAATCTCAGCTTTTTCTCGCTCGGTTCATCTATACCGTCACAACAATTATTGAAGAATAATTTGCCATCGAGTATCTCTCCAGTATACCACTACATCGGTAGTCATGCGTATGCATTTATACCGACCCACGTATGGGCATCGCCAGGTATCGATAAGATCAGTCCTATGCGGTTACTGTTCAAATACCGTGATCGTACCATAGATACTGGAATCGTGAATCCGCTTGTCATATCGTCGCCCG